GGGCTGTTGCAGTCGCTGCTCGCGAACTATGTGCGCCCGGCAGGGCCTCGCTGATGGCATCGCTCGATCTGGTCGCGATCCGTCAGGCGCTCGCCGACCAGATCGCCGACAACACCAGCCTGCGCGTGTACCCGATCATCCCCGACATCCCCGAGTTCCCTTGCTGCACCATCGAGTCCGGTGACCCGTACATCGAACTGCACCAGGCGATGACCGGTGCGCTTGGCACCCTGGTCAAACTGAACCTGACTGTCAGTGTCTATGTCGCAGCGTCGTCTTCGTGGCGTGACGCACAAACCCAACTGGATCGGCTGCTGTCCTCCGGGCTCACCCCGGACAACTGTGTATACGCAGCAATCGAATCCGACCGGACCTTGGGTGGGACCGTGCAGGACTGTGTCGCCACAACAGTGCGCGGTCTCGCTAGAGAAATGATCCAAACCGAGAACGGCGTCATGGCGTACACCTCCAGCATCGACGTCGAGATCTACGCCTACCGCTAGGAGCGAACATGGCTGTCCAGGCTGTCCTCAATCAGCAGATCGTCCTCGCCGACTTTGACGCTTCCTGCCGCATCACCGACTACTCCGGTCAGGTCGACGTCAACGCCCTCGAGTCCACCACCGTCTGCTCAACCGGTTGGGCCGAATATGTCGCCGGCATGACCACTTGGCAGATGTCTGCCAGCGGGTTCGTTGACTTCGCAGCGAACAACGTCGACGCCAAACTCGGTCTCAACGGCACGTTGGGCGGGAACATCGACCCGGTCACGATCTGCCCCACCTCGAACGGCGGCGCTGACGGCGAGATCGCTTTCTCCGGCAAAGGTCTCAACACCCAGTATCAGATCCTTGGCGGTCAGGTTGGCGAGCTCGCCCCGTTCACGATGAACGCACAGGGCCGTGGCGAGCCGCTGGTGCGTGGCACCGTGCTGCACCCCACATCGACCGCCCGCACCTCGTCCGGTAACGGCACCGGTCGCCAGCTTGGCGCAGTCTCAGCGACACAAAAAATCTTTCTCGCTTTGCATGTCGTCGCGATCTCCGGGGCCCCGACCTTCTCGGTGGTGCTCGAGTCCGACGACAACGCCGGGTTCACCTCACCGACCACCCGCATCACTTCGGCGTCCTACTCGGCGTCGACCGGTGCCGAGCGCCAGTCCGTCGCCGGTGCGATCACCGACACCTATTGGCGGGTCAAGTGGACCGTCACCGGCGGCACCGGTCCGTCGATCAGTTTCTTGGCTGTCGCCGGTATCGCGACCGCCTAACAAGTCTCGCCCTCCTGCCGGGGCGTGAGTCAACCAAGCCCGGCGTCGCCGGTACTCACACCAGCAGGAGGCCCTCGTGGCTGTCTACTCCATGACGGCGACTCGCGTCGAGATCGCCGGCACCAACTTCTCCGACCACGGCGTGTCTGCCGATCTGTCGATCGACGTCAACACGCTCGAGACCAGCAACTTCGCTTCGGCTGGTTGGACCGAGATGATCGCCGGCATGAAGTCGGCGACGGTCAACCTGACGTTCAACGATGACTTCGCTGCATCCAACGTCGACGCGACGATCTGGTCGAACTTGGGCGCTTCGGTCGCTGTGAAGCTGCGTCCGGTGAACACGACGACGACGGCGACGAACCCCGAGTTCCAGTTCACCGCCCTTGTCACTCAGCACCGGTTCGGTGGTGCGGTTGGCGCGCTCGCTCAGAAGGCGATCTCGTGGCCGGTCACCGGGGCGATCACCCGCGCCACCAGCTGAGGTGGCTACCAATAAGGCGCTGCAGGTCAACGTCGAGGGCGCCAAAGAGCTGCGCGAGACGTTGAAGGCGATGGGGGATCGCCGCCTGCTCGCCGAGTTGTCAAGCGACAACCAAGAGATCGCTCAGATGATCGTGGTCGATGCGCAGAAACGCGCCTCGACCCATCGCGAGCAACTGGTGGCGAGCTCGATGACGGTCACCAAATCATCCAAGGTGGTGCAGGTGCGACTGCCTCGCTTGATCCAGGTGACCGACAAGCAGGGGCGTGGTATGCGCCCGGTCGGCATGGGTACCGAGTTCGGCGCCAAATATCAACGACGTCTTGTCAAGAACACCGGTGGTCGGGCAACGATCGTGCGTGACGAGGAAGACATCAGCAAGGTCATCAAACGCGTCGAGGCTCAGACCCGCATGGGGTTTGACACCGTGCCGAAACGTGCCCGCAAAGCGTGGAATGCGACACCGGTCAAGGTCACCAAGATCATCATCGGCTGGAAGGGCTACCGCCCCTGGAAAGGCCGAGGCGATCAGGCTGGCTACTTCCTGTTCCCGGCGATCCGCAACAACCGCGAGAAAGCCATCGAGATGTACGTCAAGTCCATTGAGAAGGTGTGGAACAAAACGAAAGCTGCGTGATGAGCGACAACCCTGCCCCCGCTACAACGACGATCAAACTGATCCCGCCCGGTGAAACCGAGCCGCAGGACATCGAGATCAACCTGCTCGGCTTCACCCTTGCCGAACGCAACCTTGCCAAGAAACTGATCGCCCAGTTCACCGATCCCGACATCGTCGAACTGGTGGCGGTCAACGCTTTCGTCGTCTGGCGCCGCACCCACCCCGAAGCCCGCATGGAGGACTGGGTCAACGGCATCACCTTTGGCGACATGGTCGGCACGAGCTTCGCCACTGTCGCCGATCAGCCTTGGTTCACCCCTGAGGGCTACGACCCGGAAGCGTCAGGCACCGGCTGATCAAGTTCTGGCCGGTGCTGTGGCAGCAGTTCGGTGTCCGTCCGATGGATGTCGAGCACCTCACCCTGACCGAGACGGTCGCCCTCGAAGCGGCGCTCGCCCAGTGGGAACGAAATAACCGCTAGGAGTCCGATGGCCGGCAAGAACGAGCGTGACCTGAGGGTCAACATCATCGGTGACGCCCGCCAGATGAAGAAGGCAACGAAGGAAGCCGAGTCCGGTGTTGCCGCTTTCGAGAAGGCTGTCGGTCAGGCAGGCACAGCGATCACTGCAGCGTTCGCTGGTGGGGCGATCCTCAACTTTGCGAAGCAGTCAATCACTGCTGCGCTCGAGGATCAGCGCGCCCAGCAACGTCTCGCCAAGACGCTGCAGAACGTGACGGCCGCCAACAAGGATCAGGTCGCTGCGGTTGAGGCGTCGATCGCTGCAATGCAACGCCAGTTCGCTGTCGCCGATGATGAGCTGCGCCCAGCGTTTGAGACGATCGTGCGCTCCACCAAGGATGTCGGCCAAGCCCAGGAGCTGCTCAAGTTGGCGCTCGATATCGCGGCTGGCTCGGGCAAGAACCTGCAAGAGGTGTCGGTCGCCCTGATCAAAGCGATGGGCGGCCAGACCCGTAGCTTGAAAGAGCTCGGGATCACGCTCAAGGACACCGAAGGTAAAGCCCTGTCGGCTGACCAGATCTTCGCCCAGTTGCGCGCCACCTTCGCCGGGCAGGCTGAGGAGCTCGCTAACAGCCAGGTCGGCAAACTCAAGGCTGTCGGCATCCAGTATGACGAGCTCAAAGAGACTGTTGGTGCCTCTCTGCTGCCAGTATTGACCCAGTTGGCTGATGTCGCTCAAACACTGTTCGGCTGGTTCAACAGCCTTGACGGCGGCACACAAAAGTTCATCGCTCAGGTCGTGATTTTTAGCGGTATTGCCTTTACTGCAGTCAAAGCTTTTACGGCGATCAAGGCTGCGATCGTCAGTATGAATGCAGCGATGGGGGCCACCCCGTGGGGGGCGATCGCTGTGGCTGTGGGAACTTTGGCTGCCGTGATTTCAAGCAGCGGCAAATCGGCCAGCATCGCTACCCAGTCATACAGAACCTACAAGGAAGCAATCGAGGGCGTCGGCGACGCATCCGATGAGGCTGTTCGCAAACTTGTCTTGCAAGGTCTCAAAGAAGGCGTACTCAAAGACGCAGTTGAGGCGACTGGCATCAGCTACGAAACTGCTGCCAAATACATCTTGGGCTACACCGACGAGTTGAGCGGCGTTGATGACGCTTGGATCATGGTGGGCTCCAAGCTCAAGCGCGGCTCAGACGTTTTGAAAGAACAGCGCGACGCATTGCAAAAGGCTCGTGACGCTGTCAAGGCTGAAGCTGAGGAGCTTGCCAATCTTGCCCCGGCATCCGACGAGGCAAGGGCTGCCACCGAAGGACTGACCGGTGCGCTCGTTGCTGCTGAGGTTGGCGGCAAGACCTACATGGAGCGCCTTGAGGACTTGTCAAAGAAGATGTGGTCGACGGGCGAAACAGCGTCCGAGATGGCTCGCACCATTATCGATGCTGTCGACAACATCCGAGCCAAG